CTGTATGTGCTGGATGCACGATACATCCATGCGGAGCATAACTATCTCCGACACGTCCTGCACCTTTACCGTTAATTATTACATTTGTACTTGCACTCACAAGCACAGTCCCTGGACAAGCATCATGTCCTGTATCAGTATCGCCTAATCTTGTCGCCTGCAATTTACCCACCTCCTTTAAGTATTTTTGTATATAGAAAAAGCGCCCTTAAAATAAGGACGCTTTAGTTAGCGATTATCTACTTTTTCTTCTTTGCCGTTCTTTACGAACGCCTTGCGTAACTCCATACAAATAACCCATCAAACACGCCATAAAAGGTAAATCGTTATAGTTACTTTCCCGTTTTTCACGCTCCACTATATCACGTAACCCTTTTATAACTTCTTGATTGTAGCATGGCACTTCCTGATACCCAGCTAATTTTACGGCATCTGTCAAAATCATGCTACTGCACCACCTTTCAGAATTTCTCTGAATTTTGGAATGGCGCATTCGTAGTAACGGAATGTTTCTACTTCTTTGCAGCTATATTCAGATTTGCTGTAAAATAACTTTCCGTACTGCGGAGTTTTAAGATTATACTGATTGGCTATCTTACCTATTTTATTTGCAGATATTCCAAGCATTTTACCTATATCTGTTGCCGAATAAGTAATTTCTTTAGCTTCTTCCATTGGTAGTAACGGTACACCACTTAAAGCCTCTGCTGCTTTCTGCTGGCAGATATGCTTATATTCTGGGATGTCAGTTTTTTCAGCAATAGTAAGCCATAATTTAGACTGCCTACTTTTAGCATTCAGTAGCATAGCTTCTACACGTTGCTGTTGAATTGCAGTTTGCTGCTTTGGTGCAATATATTTACCAGTTTTGCGAATAGAAGGAATTACCTCAGCAACAACCCATTCCTGAAAATCTTCAGCAGCTGGCAATTTTGAACGAAGGACTAATGAGTATAATCCAGCTTCGTCGATTAATGTTGTTTTAGTAACCACATTCCCATTTTGGGAATGTGCTATCATTTCTTGCTTCTTGTGACAATCTTTGACGTGGGCAATGACAGCCTTGCTTGGATTGCTGTACCCCAACACTTCTGCAATATCTTTACCTACAAACCAAGGTTCATTATTTCTTTCAATTACTCTAACTTTACCAAAAGTTTTATTTTCGAATACTTGCAAATTCATACTAAAATGCTCCTTTCACTTGAAAGAAAGCCCTCTTTATGATAGACTAGTTTACAGAGGACAATCTCTGACTATGGACTGATTTATTAGCTTGGTAGGCGTTAATCAGTCCATTTTTTCTTTTTTCAACAAAAAATCAACATCAACATTTAAAGCTTTAGCAATTATTCCTACAGTTTTAGGTCGCAAAATTATTTTTTCTTTGGTTAATTTAGAAATAACAGAACCTCCAATTTTGCTTTTCTCTTTTAAATCTAATAAACTGTAACAATTTCTCGCTAAAGCTAATTCCAATTTACTTTTTTCTACTTCCAAATTTTCCCTCCTTTCGGATTTTCATCATATCTTTTCCCGCTTTATGGGTCGAATTTATATTATCATAAATTTACAATTAAAGTCAACCCATTTTTTGGGTTTTTATTTCCATTTTATTGCATTTTTTCCCTTTTTATGGTTTACTTTATTTGTAGGAGGTGATTAAGATGTTTTTTTTCTTTTCTGATAATGATATAGCAGCACAAAGAATGCGCCAACGACGTAAAGACTTAAACCTATCTTTAGCAGAATTAAGTGATTTGACTGGTATTAGTAAATCATCTTTACAGCGTTATGAAACAAATTCAGGAAATATGAAGCAGTCTGCTATTGTAAAAATATCTAAAGCATTGGATATAACTCCTATGTATCTATTAGGTCTAGAAAATATAGAAGTTCCAACTGAAGAACTAACTTTGATTAATGATTTAGTATCAGGAAGTGGTTATAAAATTGAATATAATAATATCCGTGATCAGTTTGA